AGATTTCCAAGTCCAAGTTCTATCTTTGATGTATAATCAAGATATTGCTAATGACTGAAAGAATCTATTAGTTAACCGACCCTATATTAATACTAAGATTCGTTCGGATAATCCTTATGATAAATTAGTTTATTATAGTGTAGGTCAACCGATGGGTGCATATTCATCTTGGGGAGTATTTTCTCTTTGTCATCACGTCGTTGTCCAATATGCAGCATCGTTATCCGGTTTTACAGACTGGTTTGATGATTATGCTTTATTAGGTGACGACATCGTTATTGGTAATAAAGAAGTTGCTGATAAGTATCTTACTCTTATGACGGAAGTCCTAGGAGTTGAGATTAACTTATCCAAGTCCCTTATATCCAATATTGGTGTTTGTGAATTCGCCAAGCAATTAGTTAGTCCTGAAGAGAATTATTCTCCTCTTGGTCCTAAGAATATTGTTCAAACAATGGGTCACATATCGAACTTACCTTCACTTATTAGAGATTTAATCTCTAAGGGCGGAGTTGTAACTGTAGATAAAGTGACTCAATTATTTAACACACTACCATCCGATTTTAGAATCGGTATTGGTAAACGTAATCGTTTATTATGGTTGTTAATCGGACCTTTTGGGTTCGTTAATACCGGGTTAAGTGCAGTTGGGCCTTTAATTAAAAGGGCTGAACAGTCACTGACACCTTACGATATGCGACTACGTAATTTGAGTTATGTGTTAGATTCTTTAATATATCCGATTAAGAAAATATTAAAGGAGGACTATGCCCAGGCTTGGAAAAGGTCTGTGCAGAAAACTTCTGATGTTCTATTTGGTTATAGGAAACTTCACGTTCCCTATGGTTTTACAACAGATTTTAAAGCTTTAACACTTTATCAACCTGATATTGTATCACTTTTACCAAATGAATATCGTGATATATTCTACCTTCCGTCTTTTCGAAGTTTATTATTATCAGGGTATGAAAATTACCTTGACTTGATAAAATTAGAAGAGCCGGATTGAGGATGGCCGTACTCATTATCTTTTGAGGAAGGATTGATTCATGTTCTTAATAAGAACCAATTACCTTCTCCAGAGGATAATGCCTTAGTTAAGCCCATTATAAAGAAACCTAAGATTCGTAATACGAATGTTAAGTTCTTTGAACGGGTGTCTAAAGAATATAAGAAAATGCTTAAAGAGAATCAAATGAATGATTCTAATGAGACAACAGACTAATAGGTAAGCTCTCCCATAAAGAGAGAGAGGATAGGCTATATGCTGGGTCCCGCGTTCCCTTAAATTAGTTATATAATCAGGGGGTTTATACCCTAATTATAACGGTTCCAG